GCCTGCTGCCAAGCTAGTAGTATCTGAAGAATCAACAGTCCATGTCACAGTACCTTTAATATCGAAATTACGTCTTTGCCACTGATGTCTTTGCTCTAAGAACTTAAATACAGGGTCATCAGTTGGCTTTTTACGCACTTTTGTGAGATATGTAAAGAACGGTTTCTGCTCTGGTGCAAGAGATGCAACCTCATTACCAAGATTCCAAATCCGTCTTGTATTATCCAGACTAATATCCCAATTTTGGGTATTACCCGCATTTGGGACGTAAAATTCATTAGCCATTTTCTATCCTTTCAAAATTTGAGATATCCGTTCTATACTTTCTAATTTAAAACGGATTCTCCTTATTATAATTACTAACCAACTTCTTCATAATCTGTTCACCAGTAACTTCTCCTGTAGTCTGCATAGCACCACCCTGAACTCCCATAGGAGAAGGAATTTGCTGTGCATTCTTGGTCTGAGTAAACACAGCAGAAGGCTGTGTAATAGCTGGGGTTTCCAGCTTTTGACCCTGACCATTTCGGAGGCGATAAAGCTGAACAAGATTATCCATTGTCACTGACTTTTGGTCTGAATATGTTCGCATAAAATCAACAGCTTCCTGTTCATTCAT